TGCCTCTACTACACCACCCATTATATCACCATCTTTCTATAATTTTCAGAATATTTTTTATAACCCAATCTTGTTAAGAATGAATTCATTCTATTGTTTTCATTGCCGTGAGCATAACTGAAATGTATTTCCACAGCCTTGTTCTTTACTGCCCAATCATTCACAGCACGATATAATTTTAATGCTCCTAATCCTTTTCTGTGTTCAGGGTAGATATAATAAAAATGATCATGAACAAAACTATCGTAGTTCCAAAGATATTGCACTAAAGAAACCGCACAACAGCCAATAATTTTATTATCTTTTTCCATAACAAACACTTTCAATTTGGGATTATTAATAGAATTTAGATAGGAGTTTTTTATTTTAATAAGATCTAATTTTAAATATTTAAAATTACTCTCCAAATGTTGAACTTTGTTCAATTCAAGACATTGTTCTAAATCTGCCTTACAAAATTCTCTAACTATCATAACTCTTTTCCCAAGTAACATCACTTTGAACAAAACCATTGCTCATTAAAAGATCTGCTTTGGCATCCACATCTAATAGATAACAATTACTGGATGTTCTAACAACTTTTATATTGTTATCATTGCAAAATCTCATCACTGCATCAAACAATAATTGATAATATGCAGAATCTCTGTGAGCAGTATCCAAATGAATTAAATCAATGTAACATCTCATATTGGTATTCCAAGGTAGACTGTCAATCTGTGCCACCACAAATCCTACCAATACCGTGTCACGAAACATTCCAAAACATTTATTTAGAGCACCTGTTAATAGACTTTTTACTCTAAAATTAAAACTGGCTTTGTCAAATTCTGTGTTGACCCAACCTCGTTCATACACTGCTTTGTAAGCAAGATCCAACACTTGATTGATATCAGAAACTCTCAATGGTCTAACTGTGTTCATTATACTTTTCCCCATTTGATATCTTTGACAATCTGTGGTGAGAAGTCCATGCCCCTGTCTCCAAGAAAATACAATTCCTGTGAAGCAGAGTTGGTTCTTCTACCATTGGTTCTTTCAAAATCTGCAAATTGGCTGGCACAGCTCACTGTGATTGTGGCCGTGGTTTCAGTTTCTCTAATTGAATATCCTGTGATCCTGCCATCAAACACTAGGAACACATCACTGTCTGTAAAAGAAAAATCATTACCAAGAATTGCTCTATAGATCACCACTCGCTGGTCAATATAATCGTTGTTTAATATCAAAGCCACTGTGGTTGTGTCCACTGCTGTAAAAGTCATCTCCAGTGTGCCCACTCGTAGATCTGAACTCTCCACAATGTTGCCGTAGTTTAAAAATTGATTCTGTGCTAGATAGGTATTGGTTCCAGCATTGGGTGCTGATGGGCTGTCCCATTGTAGATTAATATTTGTAGTGGTATAGTATTGAGGTGTGTCTAATTGTAATTCTATTAAATCAGCAACAAATATCTGTCTTGATTCTAACTTGGTTTGAAGACCTGCTCCTATATTCCTTGACATTAGATCTCCTCATTCAAAGTTATTTCATACTTGTAGGTGCCATCAGCTTGAGTGATGTATTTTTGTTGATCTGAATCTAAATAAACTTTTAAAGGCACATTATTATAAGTTACTGTGGTGGTATTGGTTATACCAGTTACAAGATTTGGATAAAAGTTTAGAGTAGCAGATGCCAACGATGCCACATCTTCTGTGATCATATAAACTTTATCGTGATTAGAAAATTTAATTAAATCTCCTTTTTTAAGAGTGCCTGTGCCTCCTGATACAGCGGCAGTGAGAGCACTTGCGGCCACTGAGCCTGTGGAAGTCACTGTGCCTGAGGCAGTGCCCCTGGTGCTGGCAATAGTGGGTGGAACCACGGTGAATGATCCATACTGACCATCCTGTTTCACAACAAAACTATAAGCAGTCATAAAGTCTGCTCTGGTCATTGCTGGTGATTTTAATTTAAAACTCCAATATTGAGCACCTACTCTTATTCTTTGTGCTTTGCCTGATACGGCCACTGTCACTCTGTTTTGAACGTTGCTTTGAAAATCTAATGTTTCAAATCCTACGGTTGATGGAAATGTTCCGCTCATATTATGCTGTCAAACTCCTTTTTCCTCGCTCTGCTAAACCTCTGTTGATCAAACCAATAATCAAGTCTTGTCTTGTAGTTAGTAGTTGATCAAAATCACGAGCATCAATTGTGTTTATATTAAATGTCACTGTTAAATTATCTCCTGCTCCCAATCCAGCATTACCATAACTCGTGTTCATATCATTGCCAGCCATGGATGAAGCCAAATCATTATTGGATATAACTGTACCATTGCTGTTGGGCACGAATAACTCTGGTCCTTTTTCACCCACGATGTAAGGTTGATTGGCCGCGGCTGGACCTCCTCCTGCTAAAAAGAAACCAGCAATCTGTATCGCTGTAGATACCCAATCATTGCCACCACCTCCTCCTCCACCATAACTGCCACCTTTGGGCATAGCGGCTAAAGTGCCTTGTAATGCTATCTGTTGTCTTAGACCAGAATTAACTGAAAATACTTCATCTCTGATCTCTCTAAACTTCTTTTTAACGTAATCTAATATAAACACTTCTATGGCCAATTGTAAGAACCCATTGATCAGCTGTTTGGCAATGGCCTGCCCCAGATCATACATGGCCTGTGTGGCAGATTTGGTTCCATTGAATATGGACAGTAGGGCATCAGCACCCTGTGTTTTTAATGATCCAAATGTGCCTTTGATAAGATCCACAGTTTCTTGATATGGATTTGCGGCATCCTCTAATTGTTTGAAAGCATCTTCTCCTGCTCTGCCCAATTGATATAATAGACTTCTCTGTTCTTCCAGTTGTTTAATAATTAGGTATCCAGGCACCGCTTCTTGATCTGCCTGTGCTTGTAGACTTCTACCATAAGCATCAGAGGCTTTTTTAGCTTCTTGTGCCGCTTTTCCAGCACCTGTATAAGCATCAGTGACTTTGTCTACAATGCCTTTGCCTTTGTCAATCTCCTCAAAAACTTTTTTTGTGTTAGTAAAATTAATTTTATCAAAAGCATTTTTAAATCTTTCTATGCTGGGCAATCCTCCAAGCAGAGTGCCATAAAAACCTGTTATTGTATCATACCAATCTCCTAGATAGGTAGTAACGATTCTGCCCACGTTGATGAATGCCTGTATAATTTCTCCAATTACGACTCCCAGAACCCTAAATCCAGCATTAAATTTGTCTAACTGAACTTGCCCACCTGTGAATGATCCTGTGAATGAAGTTAGAAAATTTTCTCCAAATCCTATCACAGCGTTCTGTATTTGATTTAAACTGCCTTGAATGCTGTCTGCTTGATCTTTTAGGGCACCACCCAATGGACCATTCTTGCCTAATAGTTTAGATAATGCTTCATTGGCTCTCAGTCCTGATTTTTCTGCTTCTTTGGCAATGTCTGGATAGAATCTTTTAATGTATTGTGCCAACTCTGAGGTCGTGCCTATGCCTTCCACGTTGGCCTTGGCAATCATCTCCGCGGCCTTGTCCACACTGATTCCAAATGCGGCTGATGCCACACCTGCTTGTTCTAAATTCTTTTGTAGGTCCTGTGGCAGAGGAAATATTCTTGCCAGTATGACAGAAGCTTTTTGAACATCATCTAATGATAATTTATAATCAAGAGCAAATTTTCTAGCAGTTTCAAATGCCTGTTTGCCCAGTTGAGCACCACCATACAGTGCTGTCAATTCACGATTGGTCTTGTCTGCGGCTGTGGCCACATCCAACATGGATTTTAGTACACCTGCTCCACCCAATGCAATGAAGGCACCCCTAACGAGTCTAAACGTGGAAGCCACTGTGGCACCATTCTTGTCAATCCTGTTCAATGCAGAATTAACTTGGTTTAGTCCTCCTAGTCCTTTGACTAAGACATCAATACCTAGTGCATAACTGGCCATCGTTATCTACCCTTTACAGGGTTGCCTTTCATTTTTGAAGCTCTCATAGTTTTCTGCTTCTCCTGGTTATCGTGTGTGATGTATCCAGCCCACATCACCAATTCCAACGTTGTCATCTTTATGATTTCTTCAACAGACTTATGCAGTCTATCTGCCAGCATCATAATGAATCTCAACTCAACGTTGGTTGCTATTCCTTTGCGGCTTCTTCAGAAGTAATACTTACTTTACCGTTGTTGATAGCACCTGCCACTTTAATAATAACAGATGGATCTGCTTCGTTAAGTAATTTTGCTCTGTCCGCATCAGTGAACAACCTCTTACCATTGGCATCTTTGGCTTTGACAATCAGTGTTTCCACTAATGCTTCAACCAAGTTACCTTTTGTGGCAAGATCCACTATCCTAGACTCATCTCTGAAAGCATGGGTGGTTCTGAAATAGATGTCAGTGCCCCATTCTTCACAATGATATTTTTTAAGATCACCAGAGATGCTCTGTTGATAGTGTTGGCTTATCTTATCTGTAATGCTCATTTTTTATTTTCTCCTTATTTTTTCTTGTCTTATTATTTGGTTAATAGATGGCTTGATAATACCTTGCGGTGCTTTCTTGCTGTATCCATCTTCCAATCTTTGTCCATACGGTTGTGGGTTGGTTATTTTAACTCTTTCTTTGGTTCCTGACATCTTCCATGATCTCCTAAACTTACCACTCTTTACTGGGCTGTTGGCCTGTAATAATTTGTAAAGTTCTTCCACAATGATCTTGGTGGCACCAGTGATATAAACATTGGTGTCAGAGATGGCTTTCTTAGAGTTAAATTTAACAACCACATCAACCATATTATATGTTTGTTATAGTTAATGCACCAGAACCTTGAAAAGTACAAGATGCTTCTACCATTCCATCAAAATTTGATGTGATAGAAAAGTTAGTGATGATCACGTTACCTGCAAGTTTTTGTCCCACAAGTGGTGCAGTGTCTCCAGATGGATAAAGCTCAATCTTTGCTAATCCTTCTGATCCACCACCAGCGACATAACTTAAAAGGTTTCTTTGTCCTGCATCATCATCTCTTAGATAAAGATCCATAGATCCAGAAAATTGTCTTAATCCTGGAATGTATGATCTTGCTCCTGATCCCATAACAGTAGATTCAATTGATTGAACTTCTTGATCTAATGTGAAAGATCTAACACTGGCCACTGTCGCAACTGTTGAGTCACCCCCAACGAATTTAACGACACCGTTTTCTCCAGTGTATGTTGTTGTATTTGCTGCCATTATTTGGCCTCCTGTTTGCGTGTTTCACCAAGAACACCTTGTTTTATTACATCAGCATGAACTACCATTTTATATGGTAATTGTTTCTGATCACTGATTGGCTTGGTGTGGCCAATATTCTTTCGTTTTAACACGATTGAATTCATTATAATGCACCTTTCTTATAGGTATAGAAAACATCCACTGTGACAATAACTTCACCCAGTGGTATTTCTCGTTCCACAATCTGTATGTTACTGACCCTCGTGGTTACGTTGTGGATGTTGCCTGAATTTACGCTGATATCTCTGCCTCGTTGTTGCTCAAGAGTTTCTTCTATTCTTTCCACTATCTCATTTCTCAATGTGTCTAATTCTGATCCTCTAACATAACATCTTAGGATATATTGTGTTTTGCTTCTGCGAAGATCCATAGATACATCTTCTCTGTCTTCAGAAGTGGTCACAACCAATATGGCTGGAAATTGTGTAATAGCTAATTTTACCACATCAAAATACTTGCGGCTGACCAAACCAGGTGCTGGCTGTGTCATATTTTGTAATTGCTGGGTTATGTTAATGGCTATATTTTCTCTGGCTGACATTATCTCTGCAATCTTCTATGATAGTAAGGTTTCTTCTCAGAATCAGTAAATGTGCCTGAACTGTCAAGATCATAAGAAACTCCAACTTCTAGTATTAAGTTAAATTCTTCTTCAAATTTGCTCTTGTAGTAGGACATCTTTTCTCTGAAAACATCACCTGCTGGATCAAAAGTAGATAGCTTGGGATATATGTAATGGGCTAGAACATGATAAACAGCCGCTCTCTCAAATTGAGTGGCATTTAATTTGCCTTCTTCTAATTTGGTAGCAGATCCCTGCAACACAGAAATATCTAATCTGCCGTAGCGAGTGGTGGGCCACCATCGTATGTTCAATAGCCTGATAATGTCATCGTAGGTTCTTTGGTGTAAATCGCTGAATTCTTGAATTCCAAATTCAGTTATTTGTGGCTCATAATCTTTTAGATCAGAGTCTGTCGCGAATTGTGACATAGAAGTCCTTCTTTATGTTATTAATCAAGTCCTACTTGATTGCTTTTATTTATTGTAAAAAGATGAAAGGGCTCTTATTAGGGAGCCCTTTCATAGTCAAACTTTTTGTTTAATTGAAAAACAAAAACTCTAAAATTATAGAGCTCTTGATCCTTTCACTAAACAAGCATAGTTTTCTTTTAACACAGCATTGCCACGAGCAGTAGTCGCTACAAATTCTGTAGTTCTAGCTGAAGCATCTCGCTGAGTTTCAATTCTGATGTTTCTTTTCAAAATATGACCAAAAGCCATAGGTGAAAATACAGCACCTGCCGCTGAGTTAGCAGTAGATTCATCCGCTACGGTGTTGCTCATGAACACTTTCACGTTGAATAATCTACCAACATAAGCAGAAGAACTGATTAAAGAGTTACCAGTTGCAGATAATGCATTGGCACCACCTGAACTCGCAAAACCTGCGTTAGTCAAAGCAGATGTCAAAGCATAGGCCTGACCTGGATGTATCACAGCAAAGTAATCACCATCTGCATCTGTGGGAGCATTTTGTGCTCTTAATTTGTAGACAGCATTTAAAATGATTGCTGGAGTGATTGTAGTTGAAGTACCACCAACAGAGTTAGTAGTGATGTTAGTCTCTGTGAAAAGAGCGAATGCATCAACATCCACTTTTTCTGCAAGAGCGTTACCTAACATAACTCCCACATCTGATGCCATATTTCTTGCAGTTGATTCTGAAAGAAGGTCTGACACATCAATTCTTGCACCAATTTCTGATGCAGTAATTGTTTTGCTGGTTGTAGAGATTGCTTCACCTGTCAAGTCTTGAGCTTGAGTTGGTGCATAAGCAGTCGCAGTTGGATAAACTGGAATTTGCACAGTTAATCCTGGTACTCCACTGTAATCATATACAGTATAAACATTTCCTGCTATAGATCTCTCATTGTAAGAGAAAATAGCTTCGTTCAGTACATTCGTTAAGAGTGCTGAATCCGCAGTGGAAAAACCTGCTTCTGTCATTGATGTAGTTGCCATCGTATGACTCCTATTTTTAAGTTAATTTTGGCCTACTTAGAAAATATCTTCTTGCGAAGTTCTTTGTAAACCGCTCTATCTGCTGGATTGTTTAGATTCAGCTTACTGATATCAACTTCTTTGGCACCTTCAGGTGATGTGTTGGATTTACTTCCTCCACCAGCAGGACCAGCTGTAACAAAATGTGGATTGGTTTTAAGCCATTCGCTTACTAATCCATCTATTGTTACTGGGTCTCCAGTTTCAGTGTATTTCACTTGTCCAGATCTTGGATCAATCACTTCAACTTCTCCAGCTTCTGACATTCTAACTTGATCCCTAACAAGTCTTGCAACCTGTTCTGGATTGATAGCTTTCTTGGTAGATGCGGCATTTATCAATGCTCCATCCACTTTGATCTTGGCCAGTTCACTAGATAAAGTTTGGATTTTTTGTTGTGCTTTATCAGCAGTTTCTTTCAAAATCTTTTCAAACTCACCTTTACGTTTTTGTTCCTCAAGTTTTACTTGCTCTTCTTTTTGGATCAAAGACTTATAAGTTTCCAAATCTACACCTTCAAACTTTTTAAGAATCTTTTTCTCCGTTGTGCCTCGCACAGCCGCAGTAATTGAATCTAATTCAGCCTGGGTATAAAGTTTTGTTGGTTCAGTTGCTTGAGTAGAATTTTTAGAGCCTTCCGCGGGTGCCTCAATAACACCTTCTGTATTGGCTTGCGATGTTGTTTGACTCATCGTGTCCTCCATTTGTTGTTTATAAGGGTAGGATTTACCCTCTATGTGTTTATTTAGCAAATGATTATCGTATGTTAAAAAACGAAGTGCTGATGCTCCACAGCACCAATAGTAGGGATCCAACCACTGTGATTAGTTTGATCCACAGCATGATGTTCTCAATGCAGAGTCTTCTTTTCCTATTTTTGGATATCTGTCGTTGAAGTATAATAGATTTTTTAGTGATGGCATCTATTCTTTTAAGGATTGTTCGTTCAAAACGATTCATTCTTTATTTACTTTTTTTCAGCGTCTTTGTAATCGTAATCATAAGACCCTTGCTCTTGTTCTGTGGTAATCCATTTGGGTTGTGTTTCCACACTCCAATTGTGAGTGTTGACCAATCTGTTTATTAAGGGTGGTTGATTGAGATCTATGCCCATGTTTGAATCAAATACTTTTAATCTATTATTGGGCTGTATGGCATAATTGCCTGAATCTAATTCTATCACATGACCGCATTTGTGTTGATCTGGTTTGCCAGCATAACCATAATTTAATTCATTGTAATCACCCTCTGTCCAATCCAGTGTGAATAGGTATTTGCCTTGTAATGTTTTTTTACTTCTGGTAATGAATTGGATCCTCGCTCCTGCCAATTGATGGAATGTGGTCACAGCAACATTATAACTAAAACTATCCCATAGAACTAATTCTGTTAATAGCACTTCTTCTGTGTCTTTATTTTTACAGAATGCTGATACAGGTGCTCTCCACCACACACCACCATCCTCCATCATGAAATGAAATAGTGGTGATTGTTTGGGTATTGAACACACACCAAACACCACACATTTAAAATATAAATTATGACTGTCTCTTTGATCTCTGAGATAGTTGCCTCTCACATAGCATTCTATCAGTGGTATGTTGGCATTAAGATACATTATCGTTTTTTTCTATTAGGTGTCTGCGGTCTTGGTCTTCTCACTTTACCCTTGCTGTTATTTGCTGGTGGTATCAGTGCTGATCCTGTGTTTGTGTCTATCATGTTTTTGTTTCTGTGTTGGGGTTATGGGTTGTTTGCCTTTATTCTCAAATGGAGAATACAAAGATAATAATTCTCTGCCTCTTTCAAAGGCCACTTTTCTCATTCTGGTCAAAGCCTTCCTTGCTCTAAAGGCATACAATTGACTGGGTCTATCCATTAATTTTTGCATATTGGTAAAATACTCTTCACAGAGAAGTTTTAATTGCTCGTGTCTAGCTGACTCTGAGGGTTTTTGGTATAATCTTCTAAGTCCCATAATGGATTATATTATATATTCAAATCCATTCTCTCTGTCTAAAAATTTGTGATCCATCATCATGATGCCAAAATATTGATTCAACCAATCAGTGACTTCATTGATGTCCAGTGCCTTACAAGAATACACGTCAAGTTGGATCACGTTGGGCTTGGGCTCATTCCAACAGTGTATCGCTATGTGAGATGTTTCTATGATGCAGGTGCCTGACCAACCCTCATTTCCCTTGTTGGCACAGTAGGCAGTGAAGGGACCTGCCATTATCTTCATATCTATTCTTGTGATTAAATCTTGTAGTGCTGAATCTAAATCAAAGTCTTTGTCAGGAGCCTGATCCACTAGAGCACGAATTAAAAGGTGCTTGTGCACCAGTTTTGGTTCCATTATTTTTTATAACCACTGGCATAGATGGCTCTGGCCTGTTTCATTGCGGCTTCTTTACTTGTATAAACTTTGCCTGAACGGCCCCATCTCCAACCCACTGCTTTGCCATTTTTAAAAGATTTGTGAACTGGCATGATTACATCTCCTGAACAGGATGAACCCATCCTTGATTGGCAAGAACGATATGTTCTTCTTGTGTGGCAACCATTCTTGTTTCACCTGTGATGGGATCTGTCATCTCGTGTGGTAATACTATATCATAATTTGCTTCTTCACTCACAGTATCAAGATCTAAAATTCTTTGATCATTGATGGCCGCCAATTCATCCTCATCAAGATCTAATAGATCTAATATTTTAATATCAATTGCGGCTCTAACTCTTGTATCTGTGGGATTGCAATCTGCGGCTTTTTTAAGAATGTCTATGTCCAGGCTCTTGTCTCTAAAATGGAATGCTTTGGGATATTCAATCTCTCCATCAAATTCCATGCCTTGCCATTCAGCAAAATATCTCCATATCTGTTCTTCAGCTAATTCTAAATTTTTGGCTTTTTCATTTAATTTAGAATCTAATAACACAAATTCTGATTGCATGGCCACACCACTCATCTGTCTTGTTTCAATAGCTCTCACAGCACCCAGATGTGCCATTCTATCAATGGCTTTGATGGTCTCATCTATGGTCTGTAGGATTGCTTGTAAATTCTGTCCTGATGGTTGTAGGATGTAAGGTTTAAGATTGGCATCCATGTCTGCTGGCATTTCAATGATGGCACCTGCTCCTGCTGATGCTTGAGTTTCTGCTGTCTTGACTAAAGTGGGGTGATTGGTTAATCTTATTAACTGTTCCGCTTCACTGTATAATTGGTAAAGGAAGTTCTGAGCATCAGATATGTCCCCAATATCGCTGACTCCAATTCCTTTTATAGGTGATCTATTGGCATAGACCCATACCGCTGGAACTTTGCCCAGTGGATTGGCTTTTCTCTCAACTATTTCTATAGGTTTAGATTTTTTTGGTTTATAACTTTCTAATATGATCTCATCTCTGGTCCAGGTTCTGATGTAATAGCTGGTATCTTGTTGAAAACTTCTTTCTTCCTGCTCTAAGAAACGAACATATTGCAATTCATATTTGCCACTAGGCATTCTCACAAAACTCCAATCCAGTATGTTTTCTGGAGTGTAGATAGTCACATAAGGTCTGATGCCCTGTTGTAATTCTTCTGCTCTTGTGCCCACTTGTGTTTCAGGTCTATCAACCAGTACACAGCAATGGCCATAGATGCTGGATTGAATGTTCACGTCTTGGATAAAACTTTTCCAACTTCTACCATCCATGTCTGCATCTTTTAAAAATTGTTCCAATTCTGGCATACCTTCCATGCTACCAAACTTTCTGTCTGGTTCATGTCTAAATAGGAATGAGTTATAGATATGGATTACTGCCTTGCAGTGATTGTCCAATGGTGTCTGTGCTATTCTGTTGGTGTAATCAGCATCACTCTCAAAAATATATTTTGTAAGATACTGACCCATCTTGTATTGCACACCACCAAGATAAGAAGCATTTAAAAACTTCCATCTTCTAATAAAATTTTGATATTCTTCATGTGTGGGCAATCCTTGGGTGTTGGTGCCACCTGCACTGCTCATCTGATTTACGAAACTATAATCTGCCATGTGTCCTTCCTATTTTTACATTAAATGTTTTGACCTCTGATGGCTCGTGATATCTATTGATTGGAAATAAGAAAGAAATAAGGTATCCTAATGCATCGTTCATATGTGAATGTATTCCTGCTTCAGGAACGTTGGTACCTTCCTTGAAGCATTGTTTCTGTATGCTATTTAACAGATTATGACAGCGAGGGTGTATTATTATGCCTCTAATTCCTGCCGCTGAGTTGAGTTTAGAATTAACACAATTAATTCTATCTCTCACAGCCATATGTCTATTGTGTAATTTACAAATAAAACCAGCATTTTGCAGTATCATAAGATCTGTTTTGCCACCTGCTGATGATCTTCTCTGTCTACAAGCAGGATCTGGATAAACGAATATCTTCTTATTTTTGTATCTGTTGTGTATTTCTTCACACACTTCATCTGTGTTGGAACCATACATGGATATCTCATCAAATACATAAACCACACCATCTTGAATATAAGATACCACAGTGGACATGGGGGATACGTTGAAATCCTGTCCCAAATGAAGCATGGTCACGTAATCAGGCACTTCAAAAGTCTTTACATTGTGTTTAATATCAAAGCCGTAGTAGGTAACTCCAGAAAAGGTTTCCCACGTGGCTTCATATTCCTGTCTAAAAACTTTTTCTGATAGATCTTTTTTGGCTTGCTCTATTTCTTCTATATCCACCCATCCACCCTGTAGAGTGGTATATTGCCAACTCTTCCATTCTGGATTGCCCATCTGTCCCTGTTGAAATAGATCATATAACCAACTTAGCCCCTTGGGGGTTGAGCAAAACAGAGCCCTACCTTTGGTATCTGATAGTGTGGGCCTTAGGACCTGTGTCCAAGCATCCTGCTCTATGTCAGCACACTCATCCATCACAAGAAAATCTATACCTACTCCTCGCAATGAATCTGGATTGTCTGCTCCTCTCAAAGATATTCTTGAACCATTCTTCAATAGAATGGTAAGTTCTGCTTCATTGATGGTTTTCACCCATCTCAATTCTTGTAATACTTTTTTGACTTGAACCCAGGCAATCTGTTTGGCCTGTCTATATGATGGAGCCACATACCAACACACTTTGTTGGGCTCTCTGGCTGTGAAGCAGAGTTCTCTGATGGCTAATGTGGTTTTCCCAAACCTACGACCAGTTACTAACACGCGAAACCTTGTAGGATCATGGGCCACCGTTTTTTGTGGCTCAGATAGTTTCATTTACTTTACTCGTTTTCGTTCCAAGGAAGAGGTTCTGTATTCTGCACATCCATTGGAGAATCTTTTTGATCTAACCATTGTTTACCTAACCAAATTTGCATTCTCACATCACCCTGTAGAGCTTTCTCATACTGTGATCTTCTTAAACTTTTCTTACCTTCTCCACGACCTTGTTCTATTAAATTTTTATATCTTTTCTGTAGGTTGCCCACTGTGGTTCCTACCACCTGTGCAATCTCTTCATAGGTACAGTGTATCTGTGCCAGTTTAAAGATTAGATCCTTGTCCAGTTTGTATTGTTTAATTTCAGGCATTATAGATGTTTCTCTGTTATAATTATTCTAAATCTTCTTTTGTCAATGTCACCGTTGCTGGTTGTAATGGTCACATCCACATTGTATATATTACCCAGTGTGCCACCTCTCAATCTAATGCTTACGAGTGTGGATGTTATCACCACATCTGTAGCGGCATTAGTTGGAAGTCTCAGAGCATTGGTATCACCTGTGATAGATTCAATGGATACCGTGGCTGAACTGATAGCATCTCCTGAATTGAGATAATCTGTAAAATCCACAGCATATTTGATATTGGCTGAGGATGCTTTTTCTATGTAAGCACCTTCGTTGTCTCTTTTAAAACCTGTTAAATTGGCCATCGTTAATAATCTCCTCTCACTCTTGGTATAGAAGATCTGTTTTTAAATGCTGGAGTGAATATGCGATAATTCCTTGTTTCCTGCAACACTTCTATTCCTCTGTTTTCTGTTGGTGCTGTATTTACACGAGTTTCACCTAAACATTCTATTATACGAGATTCTTCTGGTACGATATAGGTTCTAAACTCCTGTAATGCCTTGATTGTGAAATAAGGATCTGGCAGAGATATCAATCTTCCTTCTGAAATTTCAAAAGCAAATGCCTGCATTTCTGCTGGTCTCAATTGAGCCATCAAGAAATTAAGATTTCCTAATAGACCAAAGATGGCTGTGATTTCTCTAGATGGTCTAAATGTGGCATTGCCATTTTGTGTGCTGGCAAATGAGGATGTCAATTCTTTGGAAGGACCAAACTTGGCATTGGCATTCTGTGTACTGGTGAATAGAGCATTATGAGATATAGGTGTGCTTTGATCCCTGTATCTGATATAATCAGATGCTGTGCTGAATATTGCGTTGTGAGAACCTGATCCTGTCAATGTGGCATTACCCAATCCTAATAATGTGGCCACTGATCCATATATCTGTGCTGTGTTTTGATCTCGCAATCTTGTGTAGGTTGCTTCTTCTGCAAAGGCAGAATTCATAGAACCAGAACCTTGAGCAAGGAATCCACCTACTGCTCTGCTCACGGTGTTTATAGTGAATAGTATGGCTGAGCTGTCCCATCTGTCAGCAAACCAATCATCCCACGATCTATCAATGATGGCATCTTCCGCAAATGTTTGCCAGGTATAGTCTTCTGGTTCCAGTTCTAATAGATAACCAGCCAATTGCACCTGTGTGTAGAATGCCTGTAGATTCAGCACACCAGATGACTTGATAGCACCTGTCTGTTCTGTGATCGCAAATTGTGATTGTAGACTGGCCGCTCCAAAGTCCACTCTGAGACCTTCTGCTGACAACGTAAATGCGGAATTCAATTCCACAGCCACTATGCTGACAGTGCCTTCAGCCTGTAGAGTGAAACTGCTTGTGAGTTCAAGGTCTTCTAGAACATAATCAAATGCTACAAAATTGCTGGTGACAAAATCACCCTGTGATATGGCAGGCTTGGTATAATTGAGTGCTGTGAATCCATCTATTACATAGACTGATAGATCCGTTAAACCTTTGATAGCCATGGGCTATGCTCTCCTCGTTTATGCCAACGAGATTGTAAGATTACCTGTAGAAACTTGGAAAGTGTCTCCGCTTAAAATTTCCTTAGAATTATTTAAAATTCCATAGTACATTATTTCGTTGGGTGATCTGCTCTCATCAATGATAGCAATACAAGTTACTGTGGATCCATCACTGTTGGTGTTGTTGTAATTGGCAGATGCTGTGGGAAATGTGGTTGCGGTAGTGTTTGAAATTGAACCTGTGGTGGCATCTGAACCAAATGTGATCTGTGTTCTGGCATATGATCCTGTGTTGATCTCGTGACGACCCCAATTTCCTACTGTGGTTGCTGATGTGCCTGATTCCAGTGCTACCAACACATCTGATGCTGTGCCTGAAAATAATGCTAATTTAATATTGGTGGCTGCGGGTGCCGTGTAGGCTGTGGCATAACCTCTTAGGGTGCCATTTAACACTCTGTTCTCTAATGCGTTTGAAGCGGCTGACATGAATTTGTTCTCCTTGTTGTAATTACCTTTTTATTTATATCAGTTATGGTTATAATAATACAATGATCGCATTTTTAACTCGCTGTGGCATTGGGTTCCACTAAATTGGTCAAAGTGGGTGTGAAACGTTCGTATAGATCATTTGTGGCTGCTAAGACACCTGGGTCAGTGTCCGTGACTGCTGTGCCTCCAAATTCCACATATCTACCTCTGGTGTCTATCCTGCCTGATCGTTTGATGTAGAGTTGTTGGAAGCTGACCCCATCAAATCCAATATTTTCTCCTATCGTAAAGATTGTGAAAGTGCCATATGTGTCAAACTGACTGACTGTTCTTGCAAGAACTCCGTTGACATATAACTGCACTGTCTTGGTTCTTATATCCGTGTCTTGAGAAGAGAATAAAAAACTGTAATGATTCCATCCTGCTGAAGGTGTGTAGTTAAATTCAAAATTATAGTCGTTAGTGGGTGTGGCTGGTCCCCCTTGATTAAAAATAGTCCAAAGAATTTTGCCAGTGTCGTGATCTCGTTTGAATAACATAGTGCGATAATCATTTGTGGGTGTTCTTATAGTGGCATCACTGGTATTCAAATAAACTGCTGAGTTTATGATCCAATCTTGCGAAAGATCATCATATGCCCAAAAATTCATACTACCACCCAAGGGTATGTTGTAATATAACTCTCTGTTGGCATTGTATGTAAATTCTGCAGGTGATCCATATGGCACTGATTTAACAGGTGGCAAACGTTCACCACTGCTGATGGGTCCATTGCCAACCACTCCGCTGGTCTTGCCTGTGAGGTCATACCAGGTGATTTGACTGCTATGATTGAATATGTTAGCTTCACTGGTTCCGCCTGTTGTGAAATCATAAGGCCCTGATGTGGCAGAGGACAATCCCCAACCCAACACGGGATTGAAATCAGACCAGTTAAATGGTATGTAAATTATAGGATATGGATGTGCTCCTCCAGTGGTGTTGACAACCAATCTTGTAAAAGTTCCAGGGGCTTTGCCTGTGGTGCCAAGATCATAGAGTGGATAAAAATCTGACACTGCTCCACCTTCATACACTGCCAATTGTGCAATATCAAACTGCTGTGTGCCACCTGACCAACTAAAGTTTGTGTTGTAATCAGTGACACCTTGTTTAAAATTTTCTATCACTCCTCCTATGTGTAATGCATCAAATCCACTGGTGAATGCTGATCCTGAAGAGGGTGTGGTCCAAGTCTTGGGTCTGCCATCCACATATAGATTATGTACTGTGCTGTCTGTGTTAAATGCAAAAAATACATGATGCCATCCTGAGTTAAATTCGTTTAAATCAAATAGGCATTCTGCTCCTCCTGCTGAAATACCATCAGCTCCTACAGATATTCCAAATGTATCTGTGCCAGCTGGATTGGGACCAGATCCACTGCCTGTGACTGCAGGAGCAAATGCTAAAATAGCACCTCCGCGATTCTGTGATGTTCTGATCCAAAAACTAATTCGTAATGCTCCCCAAAGACCTGTAAATCTACCATTACCTGAACCTGATTGTGTGATAGCACTGCCTGAACGGCCTGGTCCTAAAGTTAAACCACCATCACCTGCTGGCCAAGCTGGCAATGGACATCTGCCAATCATGTTGGCTGGTTTTTCCATGCCTGACAATGTGTATGGAGGTAATGGTAAATCAGCTGGACCGCTGTTGCCATTTAACTTTTGTATTCCCAGTGGCATTATGCTGTCATGTCTCTATTGACAGTGCCAAACTTGTTGGTGCCATCATAGAAAATGTTTAATATATCTATTTTATTAGCCGCAGTGCTCAATGATGTCACTGTGCCTGCGGGAAATCGCACATCAGTAAAAGTGCCCAGCCTGTTGCCAGTGCCATCCTGTGTTATGATAATGGAAACACTGGATCCTGCCACAAGATTGGTAAAACTAAAAGTAGCATTGTGTGCCAATGTGACTTTATGCACTGATGCTGTGCCAGCATCCACTGTTATGGATGCAGAAGAAGTTAAAGTATTAATTGTTTCTTTATATCCCTTGTTGAATGATATTTGATTGCCTGTTAGGGTTACTGATCCTCCACCGTTGAGATAATCAATAATGTCATTGACATTTAAAATATTTTGATTGATATCCACTCGTGCCAAACGAGGTGAATCTGATCCTGCATCAGTGTGTGTTGTGGTTGCTTTTGATGCTGAGGGCCAAGTGGTCATCTAGAAATTCCTTAATTGTGGTTTAGGATCCTGTGGTTCTTGCCATTCTCCATCTATTAATTGTTCCAGTTTAAAAGACACCATGAACCAATTTTTTCCTGCTTCGTTCCATA